TCAACCAGTTTATAACTTCTTTTGCACCATCAAAGACACCATCATAAACTGTTCCATCTTTATATCCCTTTGAATACTTATGAAGTGTCAAATCAAGATCAATCATTGCTCGTTTTGGCAAAGCTTCATTCTTATTCTCTGGATAAACGGTTCTTATTATTTGTCGTTTCTTCTTCTTCCGGCTGCTGGGAAATGAGTCAATTGCAAAACCCCCGACTGACTCAGTATCTTTAATTTTTTCCAGTATCTTGTCTATATAATTCATTCTATTACCGGCGATCAATTTTATATTTTGTTCTAAACTATGTGGCACATTGTTCATAGTTTTATCTATATATATTAATAAATGAAGATAGAGTATTTGCTAACTAATTTTTTTATGAGGGAGAGTAAACATGTCGAAAAAGAGTAGCGGTTTTATTTTTAGTTGGCCAATGATATTGGCCCTCATCGTTGGATACAATTTTCTTTTTGACGACGATGACGAAAAGGATAACAAGACTATATCAGTCACAGTGGAGGAGGGTGAGATTATCAAAGAAAAACAACCATCTATAGATGAAAGGATAAGTAAGATAGTAGAGAAGGGAACAACTATAATTGAAGATGGCGTGTCTGTCCTTGAAGAAAAAATAGAGGATCTGGACAAGGCATTGACAGAAACAGAAAAGGAGGAACCAAAAGTTGACAAGACACAAGATATCAAACCGGAAGAAGAAGAAACTATTGAAACCAAAAACGAAGTGGAAACTATCAAACCTTTGGAAAAGAAAGAAAAAGCCAAAGGATTCGGAATGAAAAAGCTATGATGTTTAATAAAGCGTTTAGAAACCAAGACTATGAAATTTACTTCAATACAGTATCAGGCGTTGAAGTCATGCAGGGAAGAGATGGAAAAGAAGATCCATTTGCGTTGGATCTCCCCTCACTTCTTGATGTTGGTATTATGGGTCACTGTAAGCATAAGTGTCGATTCTGTTATCAAGGCCATGAAAATGAACCGAATATGAAGCTTGAAGATTTCAAATCTATTATAGATCAAGTAAAGCATCATACGAATCAAGTTGCTTTAGGTGGTCGTGGTGATCCCAATCATCATGAAGATTTTGAGGAAATCGTTAAATATGCTCGATCAAATGGTGTTGTGCCAAACTACACAACCAGTGGAATTGACCTCACACCTGAGCATATTGAAATATCAAAACTGTGTGGTGCGGTTGCAGTTAGTGACTATTATCAAAGTTACACATATGATGCATTGAATAAATTTATGAACGCAGGGATAAAAACCAACATTCATCTTATTTTTCACTATGGTTCATATGGTTCAGTCATGAAAATATTATACGGGTATGATCCTTGGGTGGGTCTTGTTGATCTTGATCGACTGAATGCTGTAATCTTTCTATTATTTAAACCAGCAGGAGCAGGGGAAAAGCTTCCATGGAAACCTCTTGAAGATGAACTGGATAACTTCTCCAACCTCGTATTCAACAACAAAGCAAAGTTCAAAATTGGCATGGATAGTTGTTTGATCAATCATGTTTTGAAAAGGATTGAACCAAATGAGATTCAGCGTATGTCAATTGACTCATGTGAGGCGGCAAGGATGTCAGGATACATTACACCTGATATGAGGTTCATGCCTTGTAGTTTCGCCGACAAAGAGAAATGGGCTATTCCTATAACCAAGAAAAAGGACATTGAATACATATGGAATCGCTCAAGACCATTCAAACAATTCAGACAAATGCTTAAAAAAAATCAATGTTGCCCACTGGGCCTATGAAAAGGAGATACTATGGAATCTATGAAATTAACAAAACAGAATTATGTTGGATTGGCAATGATGGTTGGTATTCTGGTAGTCGGAATCATCGGAGGATATGGTAAACAACAATGGGCTGAAAACATCTATACGTTTCTATCCGTTGTTCTGATGATCATCTTCATGGGAGCGGCGTTGTTTAAAAGTAAATTCAAACCCATCAAACAATTCATGGCCGTTTATTTTATACATGTGCTATTCTGTGTATCACTTGGATGGTGGTGGGTTATGCTATGGTGGATTCTTACTTGTGTTTCAGTTGGAGTTTCAATGAGCAATTACCTAGACGCCATGAAAGGAGCTGTGGAAAGTGAAGCTAAAGGCTGATTTTGTAACTAACTCAAGCTCTTCGTCATTTATTGTAATTTGGCCATGTAGAATTAAAAGTCAAGACGATGTTTCTAAATATATACATCGTCTTGACTTTCAGCCTATTATTTTTAGAGATGCAGTTAAACAGAAGGCAAAAAAAGTCGGTCCTTCCTGTATCAAAAAAATGGCAACTGAACTAAAATGTGGTTGTGTTCGTGGATTAATTGACCACTGGGAATATGAAAAACAATTCTGCAAAAGAGAGGGTATAGAACAACTAAATCTCTATAAAAATCGAGCATGGCGAGATCAGTTCCATGAAGAATATGAAATTCATAGTTCTGCTCAGGCAAAGGAAATGGCGGAGAAGTTTATAAACGAAAGCGGGGATGGTTATGTCTACTATTTTAGCTACGGTGATGAAGACGGTGGAATCTTTTCTGCACTGGAACACGAAAACAACTGGGGAGGACTTCCAAAGATCCACATTAGCCAACACTAGGAGGAATATGAAGGTAGCAGATTTTGATAGTGTTAGAGAAAAAAATACGCATGTTAAAAACTATGTTATGGCAGAGTTTGTCGCAGTTCCCCCAGACTTTGACTGCATAAGTCATCTATCTATGAGAGAGCATATTGGTATGTTTGCTATCAAAGATATAGATAAGGATCAAGTTAAAATAATATCAGATGCAGTTGCGGGGTCCGCTGTATTCACTACTATGAACAATGCATTGCTTAATCCTACATCATGCTTCTTCTTTCTTCAATTGATGACTGAATTAAATTTGATCCTAAAGAAGATTGATAATCCTCTTAGAAGAAGTCAAGACGAATATAAAAGATTCGCACAACGATACGAAGAGAGCAGAATGTCTTATATTGCTGGGCAAGAGGTTGAACGTATAAGTTTTCTCATTGTCAACATAGTACCATTATTGAATCAAAGCATAATTGATGAAGCATGGGATTCAATCCTTGAGCTGAGTCAATTTCAAAAGGAGTTAAACGAAACCAACTATAAATTCGATTAAGGAGGATGTATGAAGAAATTTTTGAAATGGACAGGCATCGTAATCTTCGTTCTTAGCACTTTCATACTTGTGGCGATTGCTCAGGCAGGTGTTGATGCAGTTCAGATTGGTGAAGTCACTTGTATCAAAAGAATGATTGATGGGAATGATGTTATTAAAATAATTCGAGTTCAGGATCCCGAGAATCCATTCGTTTCCATCTTCTTCACAACTGTAAAAAGTGGCAAAGTATTCGCTCTGGCAGATCCCAGCAACACTTCAATTGCTGCCAGACTGACCGGAGACATTCCTGTTGATAAAGATGGTAAACAGATCATCAATAAAGAAGCGAATAAAGACATTGCTCACATAAGCAAATCAATTGGATCTAAGGTCATGAAGATTGCAAGGTTTTATGATGTGAAGATGAACACTCTAACTTACCTGGTCTATACAACCAAACTGTTAGATGGTTCATTAAAACATTCGTTATCAGTTGTGCCGTTAGGAAAACCCCTGGCTCCCTGATCAACGACGGCAAAAAGGAGTCACCCTGATACTATGGGCGACTCCTTTTTTTGCTTGTCGGGCTCAACTTTATACGATAAAGAAGTTCAGTTCAATCTGCTCAACAGTTCTGGTAGGCTCTAAGGTTACGTTGACGTGGAATCTCTTCGTACGTCTTTCGTAATCTGTTGCGCTTACTTCCACTGAGTAGTTTGTTAGACCACGTTTCATTCTGATAACTTCAAGGAAGTCAATCAGTCTACCTGAAACAAGACTCCAGGTAATTTCATCATTTTGCTCAAAGATGAAGAAACGGCAGAAGTCCTCAAATGCTCTCTTGATGTACAGAACAAGTCGAACGATGTTCAGATCTTGTAGAGCACTTGCCTTAGCTTGAGATGTTAACTGACCCCATACAACATAACCCGGATTGAATTTCACAATTGGGTTCAGCTGTTTTAGATACAGTTGGTCTCTCTGACCAAGACGAGGATTATAACGAAGTTCTTTAATTGTGTCGATTGCAGCTCTATTGAAACCAGCTGCTGCGAACCAAAGCTCAGCAACAGTATCGTTTCTTGGTAGGATATAAGACATATGATAAATCGGTGAGAACCATACATCTTGTCCTGTAAATGCGTCATATACTTTATTGTAACATTCATATAGAGCAACGAAGTAATTATTGAATGTATTGACATTAGTTCTTGTTGAAAGTGCTAGATTCGAAGTAGAATTGTCGCCATTGTCAAGAATACCAACACAGTCACGTCTTGTCTGACAAAGTGTACTGATTGCAGTTTTTACATCTGATGGATAACCGCAATCAAATACCATTGAGAAGTAAGTATTTTCATTGTCGAGTACGTTATCGTCAATGATACCACTATAGGCTTGGTTCAGTAATTGTGTAGCTTCTGCAGAATCTAATGATCCGTCAGCTTGTAATAGATCACCATCACTACCTTTTCTCATTGGCACAGGATCAGCATTTGTGAATGCTGCGGCAACAGATCCGTATGATTTCTTAATACGATACTCAATTTGAGAAGCATCATCGAAATCAGTTACGTTACCATTCCATGAATTAGTTGATAATGAAACTTCTGAATAAACAGAAACTTCTTCACTATCAATACCGCCTGCAAGACCCATCCAACCCCAGATTTCAACTCCTCTTGCATCCTTAGCAACAACAACATATTCTCCTGTTCCTGTTCCTTCCCAGTCAGCAAAGTTTTGTTTGATATCTGTGATAGTTGCAGAACCAGCTGTAGTAACAGCAGTGACATTTGTATCAATGTCTTTATCATAGAATCTAATATTTTCATCATATCCAGCAGATAGACGATCCGTATCTTGATCAATCCACATCTCTGCCCTTAACACCGCTGAATATGTGTTTAGCACATCGACAATCCAGATTGATTCCCCCGCTGTGTCTCGAGCAAATTGCTCAAATGAAACTCCAAAGGATTCAATAATTGCATCTTGTCCATCTGTTTGTCTCTCGTAGATGTCGATGATATACTGATCCCAGAGGGTTGGGTTAGACACTTCTGTAAGTCTGATTCCTAATTTGTTATACCATTGACCTCTTCCGATTGGATACAAGAAACAAATTGGATATGCAGTACCATCTTGCTGTAGATTGGTTTGAAGTTCATCTGTGTCATTCATTCCTTCTACAAATGTAATTTGGTATCCTGCAGTTGAGTCGCCTGGTGCAACTGTGGCATCGATCCTAATGTTTGAATACGTAGCATTATCAGGAAGAGTTCTCATGAAATATAAAGATCCCGATTCTCCTAAATAGTTGTACGCACAATAAGGACCTTGTCCATAATTTTTACCATACGTCGAAATGTTTGGCTCTCCAAACTCTGAAATAAAATCAGATCTTGAACCAACGAACTTTAAAACGTTGTCTTCCCCCTTTTCGGTAAGGGCGGCAATAAAGCCGATAGTGGAAGGTACTGCTTGGACGAATTGCGAAAGGTCAATAATTTTGCTGAATACGCCCGGAGATACATTAGCAGCCATATCAGTTTCCTCCTAGTTAATTTTTCTAGTGTATAGTGTAATAATCTCTATAATTCTTTATTTTCCTTTCTCTCCAGGTCTATAGTATAAAATCATTTTCAAGAGTCTAAAATCCTTTTGTAATTAGACGTATAAGAACCAAGAAAAGATCAGTCTTCGATCAGCTGTTTTAACAATGGACGGGAATGTAACTCTTGAAAAAATTGTATAATTTCTAGGGTCCTGTCCTCCCAAGGCGGATTGACATGTAAATAAACCTGCCTCGCTTAACTGTTTATCGTTAGCATATGTAACTCCCGCTGTAGTAACAATTTTGATAACTAACCATTTATCGTCATTAAGTGCATCTTGTTCAAATTCAATTGAATCAAATGGAATCTTGTAATAACCCGTTTCTGGATGTTCAGCATCTGGGATTAAATAATAATCAGAAGCAGACGAATCTGATGCGGTTATCATAACTTGAGAATTTAAATTTGTATCTGTTAATGTTGGAGGTGCTGGATTCAATGGGTCACCTGGAATGACACCACCATCTCCAAGACCAAACCAACTAATAAACTCATCTTTGTCTGAAGTAACATTTGAATTATCAAAATTAACTATTCTTTGCGCCAACCATTCTCTACCAATATAAAGAACTAGATTGTGTTTTCCAACTAGTTTCTTATTACCAGATTCATCCACCTCATAGATTTCCACATAACCTTGTGGATTTCCGAGTTTGTTTCTTGACGGTTTACCAACTGAATCATTTAAACAGTTGTCGCCATAAAAATCCCTTGCGACAATCTCTATTGTCTCGATTTTCTTATCCATGTTTTGGTTTCCTTCTAAAGGTGGTATACTTTATATTTTGTTCTAATTATTGAGTAGGTTTGGTACTATATATATTAATA